AGTGGTAATAGTACATTAATAAACTCAACAGAGGGTGTGTTATATGCAGAGATAGCAGGGTTAGTTGATGACGATTCAGCTAGTAATAGTTATCATAGGATAATATCAATATCTGACAACTCAACCACAAATAGAGTAGAATTAAAAGCTCTAAACGACGGTACGCTTGAATTTAGATTTGACAGTAGCTCTAGTGATATTAGGCTATATCATACAAGCTTTGATTTCACAATTTTTAATAAAATAGCTTTAGTTTGGGAAAGTGGTAGATGCGCCGCCTATTTAAATGGAGTGAAAGTTGTAGAAGACTTGACATTTTCTACATTTAGCAGTAATGCTTTGCACGAACTATCTTTTGATAGCCCATACGATGGTGGTTCAAATTTCTTTTACGGTAAATGCAAAGCACTAGCAGTATTTAATGAGGCTTTAAGTGATGACGAACTAGAATTACTAACAGGTGTAACTAACTATGGTTCATTCGGTGAACTAGCATCAGCTAACGGATATACAATTATATAATGGGAAAAGGTATAGTAAAATTAGGAGAAGGTAATTGGGCAGTTAAAGATGGTAATCTACTAGCTGCTAAAGAAACCAATGGTAGATTCAAGAATGCAGAGTTTACTGTTACTAGAGGTACAGATGCTACTTATGTAGGTAAAGATGGTCTTATATCTAATGAAACAGGTGATAACACCCCTCGTATAGACTTTACAGATAATACTGATGGTCATTTATTACTTGAACCACAGAGTACTAATCTTATTCCTTATAGTGAGGATTTTGAGCAATGGGCAGAAGAAGTTAATATAGATGTAACTAACAACTCTACAACTAGTCCTGATGGTACGCAAAACGCTGCAAAACTACAGCTAACAGGCTCTAGTGGTGGAACAGATGGCAAAATAAGTATTAATGTTAGTCCAAGTGCTACTACACATACTTTCTCAATATTCGCTAAAAAGGGAAATCACGATTATATTTATATATGGATGAATATGAGTGTTGGAAGCAATATTACTAGATGGATAGATTTAAACGATGGTAGTGTTAATGAAGGAGGTGGAACTGCAACAGTTACTACTACATCTTTTAGCAATGATTGGTGGAAAATAGAATACACGTTTGATGCTACAAATTTGTCAAAAATTAAACTAGAAGTAGCTGATGATGGCGTAAGTACAGGAACAGGAGGGGATAACATTTATGTGTGGGGCGCACAACTAGAAGCCTTACCCCACCCAACTTCTTACATACCTACTAATGGCTCAACAGTAACTAGAGATGCAGATACTTGCACAGATGCAGGTGAAGCTGCTGACTTTAATAGTGAAGAAGGAGTGTTATATGCAGAGATAGCTGCACTAGCTGAAGAAAGCGCAAGTAAAAGAATTACAATAAGTGATGGAAGTTTAACAAATAGAATAACTTTAAGTGTTGCAGGAAATATAATAAGTGGTTTTATTAATGTTAATAATGTAACGCAATATACTTTTTACGAGTCAGGTCAAAACATAACAAGTTATAATAAAATCGCAGTCAAGTATAAAGCTAATGATTTTGCATTATGGATAAACGGAGTAGAATATGATATTAGTACAAGTGGCTCTATTTTCTCAGCTAATACTCTTAATGTAATTAATTTTGCTAACGCTACTATTACAGATAATGACTTTTATGGTAAAGTCAAAGCAATAAGAGTATATAAAGAAACAGATGGTATAGATTTAGCAACACTAACAAGTTAATAGTTATGACTAAAAGGGTAATAAATACACCTATGGTATCAACAAGGGTAATTTACTTTACATAAGAAAGCATATATGATAAAAGAATTTAAAAATCTTTACAAATGAATAAAATAGGAAAATACGAATTTGATAGCTTAGAACAAGCAGAAAGCAAAATAAACGCTTTAGGAACGTCAACAGACGAAGATGGTAACACATATCCAACACACAAGCATTGTGTCGTTAAACTTGGTTATATCGTCTTAGAGCAAGGTGAATACAATGAAGAAGGCGAAGAAACTAAAGCACCTGTACTTTCTGACAAGTATCACGTTGATGTATTATGGAAAGGTTTAGAGCCAATAAATCCTGATGCTGAAGTATTAACATATATTGAACCTAATGATTGGTATTACAACAGAATAGATATTTCTGACAATGGTATTCATTCATTTATGGGTTTAGATTATCAATTATATAAATTCTAATGGCAAGGGTGTCGGCAGTACAAGAAATAGCACTTATGAAGCAAAGGATGGATTCTATGGAAAATAAGTTGGATAAGATGGATAAAAAGTTAGATGATTTAACAAAAAATCTTCTTGACCCTGATAAAGGTGTGATTTCTCGTGTAAATAAAAACACTTCTGCTCGACTAACTATGCAAAAAGCACTATGGGGGTTGTGGAGTATTGTAATCGGCTCGTTAGTAGCATATTTTATTACTAAAAATGGCTAAGATAGTTGGTAGTACCTATCGTAAAAAGGTAAGTTCTAAAAGACCTAATAGACATTCTAAGAACGCATCTAAAGGGCAAAACGGATATAAGAATAAATATAGAGGACAGGGTAAATAATGGAAGAAGTTTTTAGATTAATTGAGGGTTACGGATTATCTGTTGTATTGTTAATGGGAAGTCTTTATGTATTATATCAATTTGCTTTTTTTTCTATTAAAGAAGTTAAAGTTGGTTTTGAAAAAAGACACGAAGCATCACACGAACAAATGAACGAAGTCAAAGAAAAACTTAATATTATTCTTGAATTTATTAAAAGTAAAAAGTAATGGATTGTAATTGTATGAATAAAGAGCTTTGCAAAAAAGGCTGTGAAACTGCTGAAACTGCTGAAACTGCTGAAACTGCTGAACATTTGGGTTTTGATGCTTGGATAGATGATATGGAAGAACAAGAACAACCTCAACAATGTTCTATTGACAATCCTGACTGCGAAAACTGTGGTAGCTGATGAAACTGCTGAACCTTAGATTTAACAATTCCGTTGATAGCACAAATGGTATTTTATTCCACGAGAGCTTCATTGGATTTGACTTTCTGTGTTATACTCTTGAAGATGAATACAGAGTTGATAAAGTAAAAGGAGAAACAAGAATACCTTTCGGAACTTATGAAATTAAATTTAGAAAAGAAGGTGGCTTTCATAATAAATATAGCCAAAGATTTGCCGATATACATTGTGGTATGCTTCATATCACTAACGTTCCTAACTTTGAGTATATTCTTATACATTGTGGAAATACTGATAAGATACTTCAGGGTGTTTACTCGTTGGCGATTCGCAAGAAAACAATTCTTTAATTTCTGATGGTTTTATAGGAAAATCATCACAAGCATACAAACGTATTTACAAAATGATTGCCGATGAACTTAATAGAGGCGAAAAAGTTTTTATTGAATACAAACACATAAATGACTATATGGGTATTTAACCCTTGCCAAAGGGTTCACATAGGGTAGTTTATACCCTATATAATAAAGATAAAGATAAAGATATAGTTAAAGATAAAGATAAAGATATGAGTATTTTAGGAAAAATATTTAGTAGTGGAGCAAAAGAACTTGTTGAATCTGTTGGCTCTGTTGTAGATGAATTACATACAAGTAAAGAGGAAAAAGAAGAACTTAAAATTAAGTTTGAGGAAATGATTAATTCTTATGAATCTAAGATGCAACAAGAGGTTACAAAGCGTTGGGAAGCAGATATGCAGGGTAATTGGCTTACCAAATCCATAAGACCGTTATCATTAGCTTTTTTACTAATTGTACTTACTGTATTTACTCTTGTTGACTTTGGATATGTAGATATGGAAATCAAAGATTCTTGGATTGACCTATGGCAATTATTAGCCATCACAAGTTTCGGAGCATATTTTGGTGGTCGCTCATACGAAAAAATTAAGAAATAACTTTTTACTTCCCCTATTTTATTTATATTTGCACATACTTTGTATGATGGATATAGTTTTGTTTTAGTTTTCGAATGGGGTGCTTCCCGGCATCCCATTTGTTTTTTAACATCTTTTTTTTTATATTCGCAAAAAAAACTATGAAGCAATTTAGACCAAGATTATCTGAATCTGAATACGAAGTTATCCAAAGATTAAGACAAAAAGAAGTCCGTAACGTACTCGTTATTGGAGATTTACACGCACCATTTATTAAGGGTCAATGCAATGATGGGGAATCTTATTTAGAGCATTGTTTAGAAGTCTATGAAAACAATAATTGCAATGATGTAATCTTTATAGGAGATTTAATTGATTCACATTTCTCATCATTTCACGAAACACATCCTGATGGCTTTGGTGCAGGAGAAGAACTTGATAGAGCCATAGACCAATTAAAAGTTTGGCACGATGCTTTTCCTAACGCAAGGGTTTGTATTGGCAATCACGATGCTATAATTTCTCGTAAGGCAGTAGCTATGGGTATATCACAAAGATGGCTTAAAGACCTTTCAGATGCTTTACAAGTACCTACTTGGACATTTGATGATAGCTTTGAACAAGATGGCGTTATCTATACACACGGAACAGGAAGTAGTGGTAGAAGTGCCGCCCATAATCGTATGGTAAATTGGGGTAAGTCTGTTGTTCAGGGTCATATACATACTGAATGTAGTGTTTCTTGGCATTGCACTAAGACTGCAAGGCATTTTGCTATGCAGGTAGGTTGTGGTGTAACTAATACCAATCAATATGCACTTGCCTATGCTAAGAACTTTACTAAGCGTTCAATCATAGCTTGTGGTGTTGTATTGAATAATGGTAAGTTGCCAATTACATTTCCAATGCACTTAGGATAATAATACTTATCTAGTAGCAAAACTTTTTTTATATTTTTATTAATTTTTTTTTGGTAGTTTGAATTTATTTACTAACTTTGCCGAAGTTATTAATTAAAACAAAACAATTATGTCAGAAAATTTAAAAGTAGAAATGGTAAAGAAAGGCGATGTACTTTTCTTATTGGATAGCGTTATCGAAGGAATGAACGAATTGCTATCAAGAGATGAAAACTCTCAAGTCGATTGGGTTAACAATGGTAATGAATTATTAAAAGAATGGTATGATGGCAGAATTGCATCAAGAAGTTTGGATATATATTCATTGACCAACCTAAGAAATCAAATAACTAATCTTAAATAAATATTATTATGTCAGTAGAAATTAAAACAGAAACTAAGAAAGAATCTTTACGAAGATTATTTATGGAAAATGGTCTAGTACAAGAAGATGTGTATAAAGACAAAAGAGGATTTGTTATTATCACAAGAACAGGAATTGATAAGATTATCAGCAATCGTAATATTCAAGTTAACTATGAGCCAATAGTTATGGAAAGAGATTGGGTAGTTATGCGATGTATAGCTAAGATGGTAAAAGGAAAAGAGATTGGCGAAACTGTTGTAGAATCTTTTGGGGAATGTTCAAAAGAAAATACTGTTGGTATGGCAGGTAAGTTTCCTGTGGCTATGGCAGAAAAAAGAGCCAAATCAAGAGCAGTACTTATGCTTACAGGCTTTTATGAGCAAGGTGTTTATGGTCAAGATGAAATGGCGGAATAATGGATTGGATAGATGATATACTTGCAAGTGAGCCTATCACTAATACACAGATAGCTATTATTGAAGGCTTACTTACAGGTGTTCCTTATGAACAAGAAGTCATAAGGGATATAGAAAGTGGCTTATTGCATTTAACATATCAGGAAGCATATGACTTAATAACAAAGTTAAAAAATGATTATATATCAAATGACCCTAAAGAACAGTTTAATAAAAGAAGTAAATTATGAAACTAAAACACGCATTGACTAAAGAAGGTGCTATACTTAGCATAACAAGAAGTCAGTTAGGAAAATTAAACGATGGCAAAAAGCCAATAGGCATTATGAAATCTTTTATAGACCTTTATATGATGGAATCTGATGAAAGGATAATAGAAGCCTATAAACAAGAATTTGGAAAGGATTTAGTAATAGTAGAAAAAAATTAATTATGAAAATAGCAACAAATGAATTTGAAAAATTCGTAAGAATTACAGGAATGACTAAACGTAGATTTAGCGAAGTAACAGGATTGAAGGGTTCAAGTGTAGATAAATACTTAAATGACCCAACAATGTTAAGATTAAAGCATCTTCAATTATTAGCAGAAGCAGATGAATTTAAAAATCAAGAGGTTGGGGATGTTGAACTATTAAATATGATTAACTATGAAGAATAGTGAAGAAAGAAGGCAAGCGTTGATAAAAGCAGTCTGTTCAATATACGGAATAAATAAAGATATGTTATTTAGTCTAAGTAGAAAAAGAGAGATTATCAATGGCAGAAGAATGATATTGTACTTTTTGAGAAAGCATTATGCAGAAACGTATTTGCAAATTGCAGAGTTATTCAATATGAATCACGCAACGGTTATTCATCACGTTACACAAATGAAAAACTTTTTAGAGTTTGATAAAATAGAGATTATGAACTACATTAAAGTTAGGGATTATGTCTTTGAACAAAATAGTGAAGTCACACTATCAGAGGAACTTGACCTGCTAAAACAAGAAAAAGTCTTATTAGATGATAGGATAAATGATATTATTAACGAATTAAATTTATTAGAAAATGGAAATTAACGGAACTTTAGAAGCTAAATTCGACACAAAAGAATTTAAAAGTGGATTTAAGAAAAAAGAATTTGTAGTCAATACAGGGGGAGAATATCCTCAATCTATCAAATTAGAGGTTGTAAAAGATAACATAGAAAAGTTAGATGCAATGACTTTAGGTACTGAAATCAGTTGTAAGATTGATATTAGAGGTAGATTGTATGAAGGAAATTACTACAATAATATATTAGCTTGGTCAGTAAGTGTTGGTGGTGCTAAAACTGAAAAGACTGAAACTGCTAAAGTTGAGGAATCAGACTTGCCATTTTAAGGTAAGAGAGCTGATAAAATTATTTGATTGTGAAATCGAATATTAAAAGAAAAAATGTAAAGAGGGTGGATAAGCTATTAAAGGCTAATGCCACCCTCAATGCTAATATTGGGATAGACAGCACCAAATCCGAAATAGAAGCAATTAGAAAGGATATAAGAGCCAATATAAGAAAGATTAAAGACTTATGTCCTTATACATATTCAATAATACAAGTTGATGATAACCATAAAACAATACATTGATGAATTGGAATAGCAAAGCAAAAGAATATTCAGATGTTAAGAATTTAACAATTAAACAAAGAGAAGAACTTATTTATATATTGAAATATAACGGTATGTCCGTAAAGGATATAGCAGAAAAGTTTGGTATAAGTAAAAGCAGAGTTTATGAACACTTAAAAAAAGCTGATTAATATGAAGTATGAAACTGAAAAAGATAGAAGAAGGCAAGAGAGAGCAATGATGTTATTCTGCCACGCATTTGACTTGGTTGGAATAGATAGGGGAGAATTTGAAGCTGTTGATTATGACCTAAGAGATAAGCAAGAAAGACTTATAGGTGCTTTAGAAGTTAAAGGTTGCCCTGATAGAAAAATAGATGACTTATTAACTGTGCAGGTAGCTATAAGAAAGTTGGTTGATTTACAAAGGCATCAGAAGAATATTAAAAGACCTGTGGCACTTTGTTGGGCATTTGATGATGGTATTGTATATGAAAGAATAGAGAATCTTTTTGGTAGATTTGAGATAGGTGGTAGAAGTCCAAGAGCAGGAAATCATAATGATATTGAGATAATGGCTAAGGTAGAAATAAAAAATTTAAAAAAAGTTTTGTATTAATTAAAAAAATTTATTTATCTTTGCCGAAGTATTAACAATTAAACTGAAACATTATGACTAAAGAAACTAAAAAGTACCCATTTAATGAGGGCGATGACTATTGGACTGTTGAAAGAACTTTTGATGGCAATGAATTTGAAGCAGTATGGTCTTGTTGGGATTTTATCAGCGAAGAACTATATGATGAAAACCCTGA